TCCATTGCGGCTTTGGCTGTTGCTCCAACCACAACCTTCAGTTCGTTCTTACCAATAGAACCAGACATGTCGTTGGCACACACCAAGCTTTCTACTGTCTCACTGACCGTAGACGGCATGATCATATCGTACTGCAAGTACCTACGATTAGGTTTGTTATACGTACCGAAGTCTTTGCCCGAACAGTAAGTCGTAACGAACTCACGTATCTGCTCACGGAAATCAATCGGTGGTTTAAGCAATTCCTCAAGATGTCTTGTGCCACCAGTTCCCGCTTTTCCTGCAACGATATCGCCCTGACGTATAGCTTCATCAATCTCCTTAGCGTTCTCTTTGGCTTCCTCCACAGACATGTCCTTAGCTTTCTCAAAGTCATGCTTGTCTTGGAACCCCTGTGGCGCACCACCCCCTTTGTTATTACCGTTAATAACATCGGACGGTAGCCCTGTCTTAGGATTAGTAGGCGTACGTGGCGGTTTACCTTTCTGCTTGTCATCATGCAGATCCCAGAATATCCGAGCGGTATCCCATGTGTCATCGTACTTAGGATCATACAGTGCGCCATCGATCCAGTCGATTAGATCACCATACTTAGACGTGTCACTGTACTCATGCCAGATCATGTAATTGATCAGGTAATCCATAGCCATGTTCGCCAACTCAGGGTCTATCTTCCAGAGGTGCGCCCACGTATGCAGATGTTTGAACATCTTGTGATAGTTCTCATGTATGAGGACAAAGCGTAGTTGTGCATCGCCCAATGGATCACAGTAGCCACGACCATACCATTCGTTACGACCATCAGTGCAAGCAGTCATAGAAGGATCAGCATCATCAATCTTACGATCACCGATAATAAGTATACCTGACAGTATAGGTGCGTCCTTCATCAGACGCATTGTGTTCTTAGCTAGACGTTGCTCTAGCGTAAGATTAGTACTTTCTAATACAAACATAGATTATTCTCCTTACTTCTGTACTCGTATATATTCACGAGTTATTTTATGTTTAAAGTACAACGCAGACTCGTCCTCGTGCATGTACATGTATAGGTCTTTCATAGCTTCGAAAGCCTCTTCAAACTTCTGGTTCATAGTACCTCCTTTAGAATATTTGGAAGTGGACACCGAGTATCCACCCCATCACCATTAAGACTGCAAGCAGTCCGATTAATAGATCTTCACCTGTCATCATACACCTGCCGATTTCTTATCAGTTGCGCGTAGGTAGTTGTTTGCCATTGTGAAGTCGGTGAACTTCTTGTTCGTGACCACCGCCTGTTGACGCTTCTTGTCAAACTTGTCTGAGTACACACCGTTCACAAACATACCATGCGCTTCTGTAGGTAGGCGATCCATGTAGTCCATCCACGCATCCATCCACGAACGATCAATGTTCGACAATGTGCGATACATCATCAGACATATAGCGGCCGCACTGGTAGGAACTTTGGCAGACTTTGGATTGTTTTTGATATCCTCCAACGAAACAAGCTGATCCGATAGAGAGAACTGAGCCTTCAAATCCGTAGCCGCACGTTCACCAATACAACCAATCAAGTTCGCTACTGTAACGTCAGGCCCGAGCTGGTCACGTACCTTCAGAATGTGAGACGCGTTCTCAAGTGATCGTGGTGTGACAAACGCCCGTCTTTGTACCTTCGGGTGATAGATGTACTCGTTGTCATCAGGGTTCTCTACATCAACAAACGAGTCAAATATCTCAGGGTGTTCCTTCGCAAACAAAATGATCTGTGGGTCACAGTTGTTTTTGATAGCCCATTCCATCCACTGCTCGTTAGTCCACTTCTTGACGGTAATAATACAGAAACGGTTCCGTGCATGAGGTGGTAGTAGATCGCCAACGCCTTCTGCTCCGAGGTTAGTTGTACCGTACACGATACTCTCTGGATGTAATTCATAACCACCCATCTTGCGCTCGTACATCAGACAAAGTAATGCGTTCTGCACAGACTTGTTTGCCTTGCCAAACTCATCGACCATGATGATCACTGGACCGTCAATGTGTAAGCCAAGTTCTTCGTTCGCAACGAACCGAACAAACTGACCATCCCTATCCAACTCCACGAACTTCGGTAGCATGAGATCGCCCACGTCTTTGGTAGTGGCATCGCAATAGAATATACGATGCTTCTGGTGTTTCTCCCCGAGCGTTTTGAGTGTGGCTGATTTACCGTTGCCAATGTCACCCTCAAGGATGAAGGTTAGTTTGTTACCCAACAACGATATAGAGTTAACGCAGTTGTCGAGATCTTGTGCATACATGTATGATGCAGTGTTATTAAAGTTTACCATTAGATGGTTCTCCTATGTTTTATGGTTTGTTATTATTGATAATAACCCCGACTATATGTCGAGGTTGGGGATTGAAGCGAGGACATCATCGACCACGCTTTTAGTTTCGTCACGCTCGTAACCTTCTGCGCGTAACGACTCGTTGGTTTTATCCTTGAAGATATAATCCAATTTGTTTGCGGCATTGACCATCTTGGCATCATTGGTGATGTTCAACGTGCGTAGCTGTGTTACCAGTTCTTGAGCCGCAGGAACAAGTGTGTCCTTGAACGTCTGTAGCTTACCGTCCTCCTTGTAGCCCAATGCCTTAGATACACGTAGCAATGTATCGTGCATACGTTTCCACATATCGCTGTTACTCTTCAACGCGTTTTCTTGTACCGCGCTGTGCATATCAGCTTTCATCTGTTCGAGAGCCTGTCTAGGTAGATCGCAACGTATGTCTGTGGGATCAGGTGTACCCCACGTCTTGATACGAAAACGAAACTGAGAACGAAAGGTATCCCAATCATGATATAAAGAGGGATCATACAGGTCACCCAGACCTATCTCTATCTGAAGCAAAGCGTCAGCGTACGTGGGTTCCATTTCGTCATCAAGGATACTATTCATCTGATCCTGATAACCTGTCATGGTTTCAATGTAGTTTGGGTAGGCTAGTGTAGTTGCAATACGTAAGCCACTGTCAGACCAAGTGAGTGTCATTCGTTCATGCTCACGTCTCACAAAGCGGATAAACTTACTGAGTTTCTCGTACTCAGCCCAACCTTCGTATAGCTTCTTGTATACAGTCACTGGCTTGATTAGCTGTCCATGTTTGTTATACACAGTAACTTTGTTAAGTTCCGCGATCTTATCTGCGGCCTCTCGGTCTTCTTTCGTGATCCTAGCTTGGCTTATGTTTACCTCGACCAATAGAGTTGAGGTTGCGAGGGATTGGTAGTCATCTACATTAATCCCAGACAAGTTTGTATCTACCATATTCATGATTGTTCTCCTTTACCTTGGTAGTTGTTTAAGAATGTGCGATCAGCTTCCAAACAAGCGTCAGGCACAGGTTGTTCCCTCACGGGAAGTTCGGGCGTTACGTAACGCATAAACTCTTCGAATACTTCTTCGTCGGTCATAGATATATCCTCCTACGATGGCGTCTGATCACAAGGATCTTAGCTGTGGTTTTTTCCATTGGTTTGTTCCCTTGTTATTATCGATAATAACTATCGACATTTTTGGTTGAGGTGGAGCAAGTCAGACTTGCGAGATATCACAGTGTAGTTGCCTTTATGTAATGGTACGACACAGTGAACGACTTGACGTGCCGCGTCTTCACCACATGGCTTGCACATACGATAGCCTAAGAGACGTCTGCGTACGTCATAGGTAGTGCCGCAATCAATGCAAGTTGCTTTCTTCATTTGTTTGTTCCTTTTGTTTTGTTTGATTTCTAGTTAGATGAGTAATATAGCATATACTATCCTAAATGTCAAATGATGTACAAACGTGTTCTGGCCAATCAATGTACGTCTATACGCCGAAATGTGTATTGTAACCATGTAACCTATATTGTAACCACTGAGGTTGGCATAAGTCATTGATAAGATTACAATGTTACTTTGTAACCATTTTTTAGGGGATAGATGGGGGGTAATTTCAGAGATTTAAATTGGGGCGTAATCGCCTGATCACGGACGAAAGAGGCTTCATGGTACTCTATATATTAAAAATAGGTAACAAAGTAACAATATAATAATAACATACACTTACAAGTTACGCGGTGGTTACATTAGGGGGGTTCTTGGTTACAATAGTGGTTACATTATGCGTACTGCTAGAACGATAACTGGCCTCATACATGTTATTACCGATAATAACACAGACCCCCGAAGAGCTGGGCCTTTACATCGCCACACACAGACATGTCTGGCTGAGATAGTAAACTGGTTATACCCGGTTATACAACTCGCGTACTGCTAGAACGATAACTGGCTTCCCGGGCGGGCGCGTTTACAGACGCATACAAACATGTCTGAGGTCGTCAGAAAAAAAGGCACAAAAAAGTGGGGAACCCGAAGGTTCCCCGAAGGTATTACTTTAGTGTTACATTGATACCGTAATCTTGAAGCCCGATAATCTGACGTTGGATTTCCGATATATGCTTGGCGCTCTTTTGACCTTTGAATTTATCATTTTCTAAAGCTTTAAGAATACGCTTCACACCACCGTTTATTTCACTAACAATAGTCGCTTCTTTTTTCTCACGTTCTTTATCGCAGATTAAATGTCTACGATTAGTGAATTGAGTAGATAACCATGTAATCCAAGCTCGCTTATCTTTGGTCGCTTCTACTTCAGTAAGCTCACCTTTTTTCTTATCTGTGAAGTAGATAGTGAAAGTAGCCTTGTCTTTGCTCTCACTTAGACTGCGAGTAAACTCTAAGATCTCGGTATACTTTGGGCTAGCCAACATACCACAATATGCACGTGCAAAATTATGAACGTCATAATGTGTATTGCTCATTGGATTATCGCCCGGCGCGTTCCATATTTGGTTGACCCATTCAGGAACACCAGAAAAGAAATTCTCAAAGATCTTATGCAATGATTGCTTATTCTCTTTAAGCGTCTCGCCTTCCGCTCTAATTCTCAATTCGTCTCGCACAATATTTAATCCCTTATCTACTTGCGCTTTTGTCGGTGTTGCAGTTTCAAGTTTTACAAATGTTTTTGTCATTGTTCATTTCCTTATAATGACTAGTGAGCTGTTATTATCGATAATAACAAGCTTGGGGAAACAGCTCTTATCCCTTTGCTTAATACCATTATACCGGAAAACCCAAACGAACCAATAGCTACAGACATGTCTGGCTATGATTATATATGGCAAAAACTGGCATCCCACCTACCCCCCACCCCCCAGATATGCGACACGCGCACGACTAATGTATAATTTGATTTCACTCAAATATTTTTCAAATTTACTGAAAACACGCGACCCCCTTTATTTTATCCCTCATATTTACTAATGTACGCCTATGAGTATTCATATCGAACCCGAAGGTGGTATACCGATACCCCCACCCATTAAGGGTAAGGACTTAGTAGAGCGCACGTCAGCCGCTTCTAAAACTATAGAGCTTCTATCGGAGCATGGGTTGGACGTGTCTGTGTCCAGTGAAGACAAAGATGTCTCCGCAAAGTTGGCAATGGCTTACGCCGCTGATCCAGTTAAGACATCCAAGAAGGCCACCCCCACCCGTACCTCCACCCTCACCCCCGCCACACTGTTACTTACAGATAAGATTCTAAAAGATTTTGGCCATTCTGTAGTTCAAAGCGCGGCTCAAGTACGATACCTAGTGACAAACAAGCTCGTAGAAGAGACAGAGAATGAGGATGCGAAGGTTAGACTCCGTGCTTTGGAGCTGTTGGGTAAGATCGCAGATGTGGGTTTGTTCGCAGAGCGCACTGAGGTGACAATCACACACCAGTCTACAGATGATTTAAAGGACAAACTAAGGTCCAAACTAGCAAGACTTGTGGAACCTATAGAAGATGCAGTGGTTGTAGACACGAACGCCATAGACTTAGACAAAGAGTTTGGTCTGAAAGATGACGAGTAATCTAGCAGAAATTGCAACAGACGTAGACTTCTCTCCAGAAGAGATACAACATATGCTGGACAATCTGGACCAGTTCGCACCCGAAGAACTTAAAGAGATAGATCGGATAGTCGAGGAGTTGTCTGCGCGGAAGTCGAACACGGCCTCTAAGGACGATCTGATAGAGTTTTGTAAGCGTATGCAGCCTGACTATAAGGTTGGGAGACATCACCGCATCCTAGCGGATGAACTTATGGCACTGGAGGATGGGTCAAAAGACAGGGTATGTGTTAACATCCCACCCCGCCACGGTAAGTCGCAGCTTGTGAGTATCTTTTATCCCGCATGGTTCTTGGGGCGTAACCCAAACAAGAAGGTTATGATGGTCTCTCACACAACAGACCTTGCTGTGGACTTTGGACGTAAGGTTCGTAACTTGATAGCGACAGACGGGTATAGGGAAATCTTTCCAGATGTCTCCTTGGCAGTCGACAGCAAATCGGCTGGGAGGTGGAACACGAACTTCGGAGGTGAATATTTTGCGTGTGGTATTGGATCTGCTCTTGCTGGGAGGGGCGCTGATCTTCTGCTTGTTGATGATCCTCACTCTGAGCAGGATGTTATTAACGGAAACTTCTCAGTGTTTGACAAAGCCTACGAATGGTTCACATTTGGAGCGCGTACTCGACTAATGCCGGGAGGCAGAGTGGCGATTGTACAGACACGTTGGCACATGGATGACCTCACGGGGCGTGTAACCAACGATATGGTGAAGAATGAGCTGTCTGATCAGTACGAAATAGTAGAATTTCCCGCACTTTTGGACTCTGATGACGGTACAGTCAAACCTTTATGGCCTGAGTTCTTCGATTTGGCAGCTTTGGAGCGTACAAAAGCGTCAATGCCCGCGTTTCAGTGGAACTCGCAGTACCAACAGCAGCCTACAGCCGAAGAAGCGTCTATAATTAAGCGAGAATGGTGGGGGATTTGGCCTCACGATGATCCACCGCAGGTAGAATACCTGATTATGTCGTTAGATGCAGCCGCAGAGAAGCATAATCGCGCAGATTATACCGCTTTGACCACTTGGGGCGTGTTTTTTAACGAAGAAGAGGGCGCACATCACCTGATTTTGCTTGATTCTATCAAAAAACGGCTAGAATTTCCTGAATTGAAGCAGTTATCGATGGACGAGTACCACAAATGGGAGCCAGACGCGTTTATTGTGGAGAAAAAGTCCTCTGGAGTGGCGATTTATCAAGAAATGAGGCGTATGGGCATACCTGTACAAGAGTATACCCCCCACAGGGGTACTGGAGATAAGATGGCACGGCTCAATTCTGTAGCTGATATCATAGCATCGGGTATGGCATGGGTTCCATCCACCCGTTGGGCAGAAGAGTTAGTAGAAGAAGTGGCGGGGTTCCCGTTTATGTCGAATGATGACCTTGTGGACAGCACCGTCATGGCGTTATTACGGTTTCGTCAGGGTGGATTTATACGCCTACCAACGGATGAATGGGATGATGAGCCGCAATATCATTATAGACGTGAGTATTATTAATAGTATAGTACGCGCATGGGGGTACGTTTCCCAACCCCTACGTGGACGCTGTCCCTCCCACCCGATGGCGGCGTCCACACTTTACTGGACGAATGGCAGTGTGATCTGCTATAGTTTGTATAACTTTGCATTGTGAGGACATAAAATGGCAGTCGAGAAACAGATGACTCCCTTTGAAATAGAAGGTCAAGAAGACTCTGAAGCACTTGAGATTGAGATTGTTAACCCAGAGGCTGTTTCCATAGAAACAGAAGACGGTGGGATGGTCATAGACTTCGAAGGGGGCATTACCGACAGCCTAGTGGGACCGGGGCATGACGCTAACCTCGCTGAGTTTATAGATGATGACGAGTTAAAGATTATGGCGTCTGACTTACTAGCAGACTTTCAGGCAGATCGTGAGTCTCGTTCTGATTGGGCTAGAGCATACGTTAAGGGTCTTGACCTATTAGGGATGAAGATAGAGGACCGTCAACAGCCGTGGGCAGGAGCATCTGGTGTGTTTCACCCACTACTCACAGAGGCTGTGGTGAGATTTCAAGCACAGGCTATGGGTGAGATATTCCCCGCCTCTGGCCCTGTACGTACGAAGATTGTAGGCAAACAAGACCCAGCCAAAACTGATCAGGCAAGTCGCGTACAAAACGAGATGAATTACCTGTTAACTGAAGAAATGTCTGAGTACAGGGATGAAACAGAGCAAATGCTGTTTAAGCTTCCTATCGCGGGTTCTGCGTTTAAGAAAGTGTATTACGATCCATTGATGGAACGCCCATGCGCTATGTTTGTACCCTCAGAGGACTTTGTAGCGTCTTATGGAGCGTCAGATCTCAAGACATGTCCAAGATATACACATGTGATGAAGAAGACCGCAAACGAGGTTCTACAACTACAGGTAAATGGGTTTTACAAAGAGGGTGAGTTACC